GCACTCTTCCTTGGTGTATCTGTCTCCCAGTTTCACACCCTTGGTCTCTCCAAAACAGACAGTGGGGATACCAACAGGATCGAGATAAGCCACGGTTCGCAGACCCTCAAAGCCCCCTACAAGAGAGACAAGGACACCCGCTAGTATGGTATTCTTTGCTAGTCTGCTTGCCATGATTACACCTTATCGGAATACAACGAAACAGTTGATGGCACTATCTGCTGCTGCACCAGACGAAGAGGCCGCTACTTGCAGCTTGAAAGACCCGGCTGCAAAGTCATACGGTTCGATAACTCGACCAGCAGCGGCAAGATTGGTCGTGGTGTGAGTAGATGTCGAAACCGTATAATTGGCATCAGGCATTGCTGTAGTGAATGTTACAGTGTAGTTTCCTGTGCTATTCTTGGTTACGCTTGCCACATTTCCTGAGCCATCAATAGTTCCAGCCGCATTAAACCTTGCCCATGCCCTCGCTGCATAGATAGGGGCAGAACCAGTCGCATTAAGTTTGACAGGGATGTGGTCATCTACAGCGGCACTTGTTGGGATCGTCGTATCATTATCATTCGATGCAATGGTGTCCGAAGATGTAACAAGCGTAGTAGCCGAGATTTCACTCGTTGTGATAGCAGAGTTAGGAGTAAACTTGCTACCAGTCTCGTCTACAGTTCCAAGGATGATCCAAGCACTATTTGCCTCATTCCGCTTCTTGATCTGATTGTTAGCAGTATCATACCAAAGCATATTCGCAAAGGTAGTAGAGGGCGCAGTAGCATTGGAATTAGTGCTTACAATAGCTGCGAGAGCATTGTTCAGATCAGTTCGGAAAGAAGGTGCAGATTGGTTGTCAATCACATAATCATGGGTTGCCATGTCGGGTATCCTTAGTTATACTGGACTATCGCATCAAGAGCACTGATACTCGGTGTCACGTTGGTTGTATTGCTTGTCAAAACAATCTTGAATTGGACAGCACGAGCATAGAAATCACCTGCCCTGAATTGTTGCCAAGCAGACCAAGTTGGAGTCCCAACAGGGTTATCAGTGGTGGTGGAAATGTAAGTGACGACATTGGTATCATCAAATTGTGCTGCACCAGTGAAGTCATCAAAGTTACCAGCAAGACTGTCAAACAATCCAGAGATGTCATCCCACAAGATCGTTGTAGTAGCAAACCGATCTGTTTCTAGATCAATCCTAGCACGAAGTTTTCTAGCAGTCGTTGTGTCAATGTAGTTCGAGAACTCGTAAGTAGCGGTGAAGGGAGGAGTTCCTGAAACATTGGTGATACGGAGTTGATTGCTAGTAACAGAGCAATCAGTTTTTGCGCCAGAGAATGTTGGGTCTTCCGTCAGGGTCGTGGTAGTAGTAAATCCTTGCAAGGCATTTGCCGGAATGACAACAGAGGTGTAGTTGACAGATTCATTACCAGTCTTGTCGTAAGCCCGGATCATATAAGTTCCCGGCTTTGTTGGGACAGACACCGAGTTACCCGGACGAGGGACTTTTTCTACAGAAGTGGTGGCATTAGCCCAAGTGGCACCAGCCTCTTCCGTGGCATGTCTGATCCTGTAAAAAGACAAATCTGGTGCAGAAACAGGCTCCCACTCAAGATGGACAGTAGCGCCATTGATTTCCCCCCTCAAGTTTGTTACGTTGGCAGGGGCATCAGAAAGACCTGACACTTGAAAGCCTGTGATTGTTGTCCAATCGCTCTTTACACCCAAGAAGCTATAGGCTCTGGCCCTGATGTCGTAGGTCTCGTCAAGCGTATCAAGAAGTTCAAATACACCAAGATCTCCAGTCCCCATAACAGTCCAATTGCTTTCCGATGACAACTTTGCTTGGACCTCTACCCTTTCAACGTCAAAGGGAGTAAGAGAAGAAACTGTTGCATAGATCACATTGGTGAGATGTTCGTTGATGATCCTTACATCTGAATCCAAACTAAGGCCAATAGCAGGTGCCAAGAAGGGGTTCGGCAGGGTAGTATTGTTCGCCTCAAAGACAGCGCCAGTGACAGCCGTGAAGACAGCAGAAGAGGTTTCTCTAAGAACCATATTGACTTGAAGATCAAGGCCGTCTGTCAGGCCAAAACTCCAAGAGGTGACTTCAAAAGGTTTGTCTGTCCAACCAAAACGACTGTTGGTGAGGAGGATGTTATCTCCAACCTGCACAGCAAAGGCCCTGAGACCAAATGCAGCCGAGACAGTCAGTTGCTCTCTATTCCTGTTCAGGGCAATACGAGCGATCCTCTGAGCCGTCAGAGATGAACTGGTGAACGGCAATCTGTAGTCGAGGGTGTTGACAATCCCATTGTCCGCTGCAACGAAAGCAGGGTCAGACACTTCAGGGTAGTCAGCCTCTTGCCAATCAGATTCAGAACCTCTGAACGTTCCTTTGACCGTATTGAAATTGTCACGACGAGAATGACGAGTAGAAAGACTGATGCCAGAACGAAGGTCATCCTCATTGAACGACAATGAGGGCACAAGATAGGAAGCAGCCTTCATCTTCCATTTGCCCTGAGAATACCAGAACAAACCACCCATCGAGGTAAGAATATCCGTGATGATCTGGTTAGGGCCAAGACTAGTAACGAAGGCACCATTACAGGTGTAACGATCTTCACCCTCTACAGTCTCTTCACAAATGTCAGCCGCCACTTCAACGAGACTGTCATCAATCTTGGAGGAGTTCTGAGCAAACCCATAATCAGAGATCAAATAGTCCCTAAGGCACAAGGCAGGATTGTTTGACCAAGCAGTTGTTGCAGTCCGAGGATCATAAACCTTCTTGCCACGGATCACCGCAGAGACAGAAGGGATACCATTCGGGAAAGCATCTTGGTTGTATTTCAGTCGAATGTAGAGATAGGCAATACCTTGAAGCCTGTGTTGGCTAGTCCAACGGCCATCAGTTAGTGTAGCAGTCTCACTGAGAAGATCAGGATCGGCAGTCTGAGTGTCAGTGCCAAGATACTTCTTGATCCTCACATAGCCATTGTAGCGAGAGGGAGAAGTGACATTGCCATTACCATCAAGGGTAACAACCTCATCGTTCAGATAGATGTCAACGTAGCTGTCGATCTCATGCCCAGCGAAAGCAATGATACGATGAAGGAACTCGTTCTTGCCACCAGTCGAGGCATCATACACACGGACACCACCAACGCGAGTTTCACCGTAGATGATCTGATGGTCTAGAGCAGCACCACTTTCACCTTGGATGCTGTAGCCATTAGAACTGCCAATGCTAGGCTTGGGAGTAAGGGCATTGAGAGCCGCACCCATAGCCGTAGATACAAGAAAGTGCCCCATGACAGTGCCAGACAGAGAACCCATCCAAGCACCAGTCATCAAGGTTCCTGAGAGTGCAGCGGTCCCAGCAGAGAGCGCCCCCATAATGGCAGAGATAAAAAACATCTTACACCCTCAGTTTATCTTGTATCGACAGTGTTTCTAGCACTCGTGTTCTTGACTACAGGTTTTGCTACACCTTCTGCAACCCTACCCCAATAGATTTCCTTGTCTTGCAGACCAGCGACGAACTCAAGGCCCCTATCAGCAGGGAACCTAGATTTCTGATCTTCTGCGGTAAATCTCCTCACCACTGGTCTTTCCAGTTTGATAAGGACGTTCTCAGCAAGAAGTTCAATCGTGCAAGTATCATCACGCTCTGTCACATTCATCTGGTCAAGTTCACCAGAGAAGATTTCAAGATAGCCAGAGGGGTCGTTGGCTAGACCAAAGTAAATCCTGCACTCTCTGCCTTGGTATGGTTCACTGATAGCCAAGGAGATGAGGCTTGAAGGGATACCGCTGATGGTGATCGTAGCACCTTTGGCTTGCATCTCTGTTGTCTCATCGACAGTAGAAATGCTCAGAAGTTGACCAGCACCAAGATAAGTCTTGCCATTGATGGTGAGATCATTGTAACCAGACCAAAGATAGACAGGAGCACTATCGAAGTCGAGATCAACTGCAAAGAAAGGAGAAATCGTTTCAGCGTTCAGGGCAGCATTGAGAAGGCTATCAATACCACGAGAAGAGTTTGCATATATGCGAGGAACCAGTCCTGCAACGGGAATATTGGAAACAGGGGAGTTAATCGTAACTGTCATATGGCCTCCACACAATCAAAGGTGATGCCATAGTTACTCATGTTGTTGATCTCCCATTGCTGCACATTGTTGGCAAGACGGAACTTACCCTTGGCAGAGGAGACAACAACAGCAGCATTGTCAGCAGGAGCAGTCCTGATTGAAGGCCAAAGATCAAGAGTGGCTTCACCCGATCCATTGCTATTCACATCTTTCAGGACTTTATGCAGAGTAGACGAGGAACCAGTGCCAAGTTGGATATAGTCCCCTGCGAGGAGATAGCCTGTGGCGCTCAAGGGAAGCCCGTCAATGTCTAACTCATCACCAGTCTGACTACCACCCTTGACTACAGGGGTGCCCGGTGTAACCCCAGCAGAGCCTCTGGGAGTGGCACAGTTGGGATCACCCAACAGGAAGGTGCCATATTGCCCTTTGAGGCTCAACAGGAAGGCCACCCAAGACTCCATCAGGTCTCGGCGCAGAGGAGGAAGGCTAATGGAAGCACTCCACCTCTGGCCGGGATGCTGAACGATCTGTTGCGAATAGGTGAAAGGAGAGGAACTGATCGCTACTGCGTTCTCTGCACTGAAAGTAATACTGGCAATCCCAATGCTTGTCGGGAGGCTCAGGGGATAGGTTATTGCCATTTATACTCTCCTTAACCGAAAGCAGCTTTCATTTGACCGCCACGACGACGAGCATCAATTACCGCAGCCTTGGTGGCCTCAGTGATTTGCGGGATCATCTTGGCTACTTCCATACGAACATTGGCAGCATCAGAACCAGTTACCGTGATGTTGTTGTTTACAGTCATCGAGGCTTGACCGCCAGTCCCACTCAGATGGGCAGGAACCACAGTGCCACTGTGACGAGGGCGAATGATCTCTGGTCCCTTCTCACCCACAATGTAGGACTGCCCCGGCATGACAGAGCCACCAGACGAACGGAAGAAACCAAGTCCAGAAGTTGCCAGTGTAGTAGCACCACTCACAGCACCAACGATACGTTGAACAACAAAGACACGATAGAGTTCAGCAATGATGTCACGAGCCATAAGTTTGAAGGCATCCTTGACACTCTTGGTGCCGTCAACCAAAGCCATCAAACCAGATTCAAGAGAACTCTCGATGCTTTCAATGACTTGCTTTCTTTGACGTTCTGCTTCGGTGAGTTCTTGAACAAGTTTGATTCGTCTCTCAACACCACGGTTTTCTTTTTCAATCTCAACAGGGTTTGCAACGAGGATGCCCCGTCCAGAAGAAGTCCCCCTTCCTCCATAGCGTCCTAGTGCCTGACCAGCAGCAGTCCCTTCAAATTGGCGCATCTTCAACCAGTTTTCAGCAGCAACGCGGGTATTTTCTGCAAGCTGATAAGAAACCGTTCGCATGTTCTCATAACGACCAAGAGCCTCTCTCGCCGCTGCACTTAGCCTGTCTTGCTCTTGTCGCTCTTCGATTCTAGCTTCAAGAAGCCTAGCCATAGCTTGTTCTTGCGCTTCTGCCAAAGCCAGTGCAGCTTCTTGTGCTTGAACTTGAGATTCTTGCGCTTGAACCAAAAGACCTGTGTCTGCCAGCAAGATGTCCAAAGACTCTGCCATCTCGTCTGTGAGAAGATTCATTTGCCGAAGGCTATTTACGGCCTCTACAAGCCTAGTGCCAAGCTGGTCAGCAGGGCCAATCGTGGCCTCAATTAGTGTGTCATTGATTTGCCTGAAAAGAGTAAGTCTGGCCTCTTCTTCATTCCTTGCTTGACCACGAAGTTGATTACGACCCCTTGCATTTAGTCTTCTCTCAGCTTCTCTTTGGGCTGCTAGACTGGGTGCCAGAATGTCACCAAGAGCAGATCGGACACCCGAAACAGTTTCTTCCTCTTTTACCTGCTTTCTTGCAAGTTGGTATTCACGAAGAGCCGCCGTAGCATTATTCATGGGGATGACTAATGACTCTTCAATCGAAGTCTTTATGTCTTGGAAAGTTGACACATCATCCGAGATGTCTCTAATGATGTCTGCAAAGGTTTTTGCCTCTTCGCCAGTTCTGCTAAAATACCCAAGGATAGCGGTGATTGTTGGGATAAGGATTGATGTAATCGTCCCTGCAATAGCACCAGCCGCACCGGGGATAAGATACAACAAACCTGCCAACTGAGTAGCCTGTTGACCAAATGCGACGAAAGCATTGGTGCCAGACTGCACTTGAACAATAAAGTCACCAACTTGATAGCCGGTTTGTTGGGCAACCAGTCCAAATTGATTTTGGCCTTTCATTGATCTGGCGGTGGCCGCATTAGTTCTCATCGTCTGAACTTCTTGCCGCTCTAAGGCTTGAATGAAGACATTGGCGGAATCAGCAGCAGACTTAGTAGCCCTAGTAATGCCAAACTGTGCATTGATTGCCTGTTGATTGGCTCTGGCAACTTTAGCAGCTTGGGCCTCTTGTTCACGAAGAACTTTTACAAAGACTGCGGCAGAATCAGAGGCAGACTTGTTTGCAGTCTTATAGGTGTTGACTTGAGTAACAAGTTCACCAAAAGCCCTAGCTTGGTCCCTGAGTTTTTGTTCTAGCCTCTGTTCGGTGATTTTCCTAGCTTCTACATCTGCCTCTTTCAAGGCTTTAGCAAACCCACGCACTCTAGAGGTAGCCTGTTGGCTATTGTTAAACAGACCTTGGAACTCTCTCTTGAGTTGGAGGAGGCCAGAGTTAAACTGTTTCGAGCCGATAGCGCCACTTTGAAAAGCCCCAAAGAGGATTTTGATTTCTCTCTCAAGACGACGAGTATCTTGAACGGCTTTAACCATATCAGAGGAATCGACAGGAATACGGATTGTTGCGAGATCAGTCATTTACAGCCCTCATATAAACCTTGTCCAACTTCCTAATGGCTTCTACCTCGAAGGCAGTAAGTGGTGTCTCAGTCAATTCCATCCAAGCCTTTATATCACCGTATGTGATAGGGTTAGGCCCACTAAACCCAACAGTTCTTGCACTGTTCAAAACATGAAAGGCAGACCAGATATGAGCGAGAAGTTCTGGAAACAACGGTCCATCCAGTTCTTTCGGTCTCAATCCAGTCTGCCTTTCTACTTGCTCAAGATGATCTCTTTTGGAAATGCCATCCTTGTCGGGAATGTTCAGCTTGAACTCATGTTCAGCGAACTCTTCCAATTCGACAATCAGGCTTTCAAAAAAGAAGCATTATCGTTGACGGCCTCCTCGACCTGATCCTTGATCCAAGGATAGTCCCTGTAGAGTTCCGTAGCAGATTGGATGTCCAACTTGGGGGTCTTACCACCAAGAACAATATCCCATTCCTTCGTGACACGAGCCAGCACTTCCAGAGAAGATTGCTCAACCTCTTCGGAGGTCATTGAGAACTTCTTGGTCTTCTGTGCCTTCTGTAGACGACGATTGGTTTGTTCGTGGAGAGCGTCCTTATACACCTTGGAATGGGGTGCATAGACGGTGATAGACATCTCAGTGCCATCTGCTTTGAGGATAGGCTCTAGAGTTGCAGGGTGATTAAGGATAACTTCGATAGTGTCAGATTTCGGTTTAAGGTCGAGAAGGTCCATGTCGGGTGTTCCTTGTTAAGTGTCGGGTGTTTGTATATAAGCGGCAGGAGCGGCCCCGACAACCAACCCCTGCCTACCCCTTTCGGGGATTACGGATTCGTCCGAGTGAGTTTCAGGGACGTAGCTTCCGTGGTATCATAGATAGCAACGAAGGGCAGGGTGATGATACGCGATTGAGGGTTGTCAACCGGGATATCAGCGCCGTTGATCTTGATACGCGGGAAGAGGAAGGTATAGGGGTTCGAGCCAGTCGGGTCATCCACTTCAACCTCAAGAGCCGTCTCGGTCTCGTTCAGGAAGCGATTGACAAGCGCAGCATCCTCGAAGTAAGCGGTGATCGTTCCTTCGACAGTCGCCATGCCAAACTCAAGCTGCGGGGTCGTAGAGGCACCAACAACGAAGGTAGGAGCAAGGCTGTTCGACAGGGTGAAATCAAGGCCAGTCACCGTAGCAATGGACGAAAGAGCACCACCAGCATTACCGATCTCAAGAGCACCCGAATAGGCATCAAACGGAGCATTGGTCGAGGAAGCAGTCTTCGTAGCATCAACCGAAGTTCCGCTGATAGACATGTCCTTGCCAACCATCGAGAGGGTGCAAGTCACCATCTGGTTCGGACGGATCGAGACAGCCATCGAGGAGACAGCCATACCAGTGAAAAGACGAAACTGAGTGATGTCCGCAGCCGCATCTTCAATCGAAAAGAACTTCGGGGTGGTGCCGATCTTGAGAACGTTGGCATTCCAAGAATTGAAGAAGGCACTCTCAAAGAAGGGATCATAGTCACCTTTACGAAGGTCAACAGTGATGTCACCAGCCGAGGTGCGGTTGCCATGACGATCCGTGCGGATCATACGGTCGGGTTGAATATCATTCCCCTGAACACGCTCTTTGGTCAGATTGAGCGAATGAGTGGTGTAGGGGAGTTGAATTAGCGACGGACCAACAGGTGTAGTGCCGAAAACCGATTCGACAACATACGAAAGGCCGGAACGACTACCTTGCGAAAAAGCCATAGGTTATCTCCTTATGAGCGATAGATATACCAGCCTACATTGACTGGGGTGCAGTAGAATGGTGAATCAAGGTAGCTGGTTCCTACCTCTGCATAATCGACAGAGACGATATATCCATTGTAGGAGATGTCTGTCGTGGCATCAAATCTTGCTAGGACTGCATCAACAATGTCATAATTAGCACCCGGACCTACATTTTCAGGAGTGCAGACAATCAAACGATACAGACCTTGGTATAGTTGTTGAGGGTTAAGCCCTCTCGTAGCAGGACGACGAAGGGTAGGGACCATCGTAGCCTTGATATAGGGAGTTCCAGTCACCTGTTGGTAAGGGACGTTCTGGAAAGCAATAGCAGGAAGTCCAGTAGTTGTGGCAAGGTGGTTATCCAGACAGGCTCTGATGTCATTCATAATGCTCATTCTCTGAACCTCACTTCTGACACAGCCTCATCAAGAAGATATGAAGCCACGTTTCTAACAACGCCAAAGACACCATATCCGTGGTCATCTTCTCTC